GCACTTGTTCGGAGAGCGTTTGAAGATCCATGTTCTTCTGACAAGTAATCAAATCTCTTCCTTATGTAAGATTAACATGACGTGGTGGTGGCCATTCAGCAAAATGAAACGTTCTTTTAGTTATCTGATGGGTGAATGACTCCTAAGTCATTCACAAAATATCAAAAATCAAGACAACATGGACAGACACCATCTACTCGGCCTCCTCGACAAGCTCCAAGAAAAGTACTCCCTCCAAGACGGGGAGTACAAGGAGTTCGCCGAAGCCATCGGGGGAAAGAAGAAAACTCTCGACTTATCCCAAGTAAAAATAGTGAAGTTGACCTACGACCTGTATGAGTGTGGAGTAGAACACGGTGACGAAGAATTCTACCCAACCCTAGACTTTACGAAAAAATGTACTTGTATGTGGAACGTAGTGGAAGACGAGACGAGCTGGCACGTCTACGGAGATAAGATATACATGGGCCTGTTTAATCGTTGTGACATTCATAAGAGTGAATTAGAACTCATAGTCAAAGAGATGGAAAAGGAAAAGAGTGTTGTGAGCATGGCGAACGTGCACAACAGGAGGATTTGTATTCGACCGATCTCTGTAGAAATTATTTCTTAATAAAATGTAAGATGTCTCCCGTCCCATTCGTCGACGTCAGAAACATAACTTCCGCCTCGAGTCCTCGTTTCAAGAAGGGAATAGATGGTCTCGTGAAACAGTCAAAACATGCGATTAGTACCGGTAAGAGTACGCTCAACAAAGAACTCAAGATTTACGACCAATTCATAGCACGCGAAAAAAATTCAGGTAAGGCTGTCTACGTCAAGCTTTTCTCTGAAGTCAAGCGCATTCTGGCAGGTAAACCTGCGTCAAAGCCCAGTAGTTTAAAGAAGAAAACCCCTAAAAGTACATGACGACGTGCGGCGTGTGCTGTGAACGTTTTAATAAAACAAATCACAAAAAAGTGTCTTGTCCTTTTTGTGATTTCGAATCGTGTAGAACATGTACACAAACGTATCTACTTTCTACGAGTGAAGATGCACACTGTATGAATTGCAAAAAAGAATTCAGTCGCGATTTTGTAGATTCGTTTTGCACCAAACGGTTTCGAAACGAAGATTATAAAAAGCACATGGAGCAGGTCTTATTTGAAAGAGAACTCGCGCGTATGCCTGAAACGCAGCCATACGTACAGAGAATACTTAAACGCCGGCGCATGTCTAAACTGAGAGCTATGGTGGCAGATTTATACATAAGAATTCGAAGGAGATACATGCACATGGTTGAAACTAAAAAACCTAGGTTCGAATTTTATTTGTTGGCATCTATTTTTCTAGAAAATTCACATAGGTACATTCGTGTAGAATTAGAAAAAATTCCTTTTGGGTTGATAGATTCAACTGATGAAAAGGTTACATTTACGAGGGGGTGTCCCATGGAAGATTGCAGAGGATTTCTAGATGACTTATGGAAATGTGGTATATGCGAACGTTCGTTTTGTGAAAAATGTAACGAAACGTGTACAGAAGGACATGTGTGTAATCCAGATACAGTGAAAACGATGAAGCTTATAAACAAGGATACGAAACCATGTCCGAAGTGTTCAACTATGATTCATAAAATAGATGGATGTGCTCAGATGTGGTGTACCACGTGTCAGACGGCGTTTGATTGGAGAACAGGTGCAATAGAAAGGGGTCGCATACACAATCCACACTATTTTGAATTTCAGAAGAGATCTAGAGAAAATGGGGATATTCCATGTGGGGGAAGGCCCATGTATAGAGAACTTATCGAAAATGGGGCGCCATCTCATATAATGCAGTTAAATTACGTAATATCTACAATTGAACACCAGTTAGCCTATAGATATGGATACATGTATGAGAATAATTTACAACTCAGGATAGATTATCTCATGAATATGATATCAGATGAACAACTCAAAAGGGAACTTCAGAGACGGGACAAATACAATCATAAAATGAGTGACATACGAGATATATGCCAAATGTTTTTAGATACTGGTGGTGATCTATTGCGACAGTGGGTCGTTGAACGAGATCGAGAAAATGAAATCATAGACACAGCATTTGAATTGTGCAAGTATTTTAACATGGTGTCTAACGGAATACACTCTAGGTACAAATGCGTGATTCCTCATCATATATTTCTCGGTACAAGATAGATGTTGCTAATCGTTGTAGTAGTACTAATCATTATATTTTACATTTTTATACCTAAATATAGACCCCCCGAAATAATAAAAAATGCACTGACGCCAGAAGAATGTGAATACATAAAAACGAAGGCTGAACCGAAACTCAAAGTGTCTACATTATCTGATGATCAAAACATAGATTACCAGGTACGAAAGAGTGAAACGGCGTGGTTGGGATTCGATGATGAGAGAATACACGACATAGCACACAGGTGCTTAAAACATGTGGGCATGGAAGATTGTGATAATTGTGAGAGTCTCCAAGTCCTTCGGTACAAACCAGGTGGTTTTTATAACCCTCACCAAGATGCAAACGCGGAACACGCGAATAAAAGAAAGTACACATTCATACTCGCCTTGAATGATGAGTATGAAGGTGGAAAAACGTCGTTTCCGGTATTAAATAAATCTTATAGGCTACACAAGGGTGACGCACTTTTCTTTAATACTTTAGACACGTGGGGTCACGTGAATAAAAAGGCGTTACACGGTGGCGAGCCCGTGGAGAGTGGTGAAAAGTGGATTTGTAACCTATGGGTCCGCGAATCTAAATATCACCCCTAGCGCGCAACTTTTCGCGGTTCGCCATGTGAAGCGCCTCTACATCTGCCTTGTTTTGGCCCACGTAAGGCACGGCGTATCCTTCGTCGCACATCCACTTATTGACGTTCGTCCATTGTCCGTCTTCAGACACCCACACTTCCGCCAAAATGCGACCAAACTTCCCTCTGGAATCCCTTTCCGGGCATCTGAGTTGGATCTCGATATCATCCTTCTCAGATTCTACGGCCTTGAGACACCATTCCTTGAGCTTCTTCTTGGAGAGGAGTCCGAAAACCTTTTCTTCCGCGTTCGAAGTGCGTGACTCTGGGGTATCGATGCCGAGCAAACGCACGCGTTGCTTGGTACAGACATCGAAACCGAGATCGATGGTGACATCTATCGTGTCTCCATCGACGACCTTTTCTAAGGAAGAGACACGGTAAATGAATTCACAGGGTTCTTGGACGTAGGTGGACATATACTATGGGTTAGATTATAATCGCTTCAATGCAGATTCTAGATTTCTTTGATTCAGTGTTTGTTTTTTATTTCCTCGAACTGCATTTGCGTAACTTTTTTTGGGTCTATAATTTACGACTTTTCTGGTATTATTTATTCGGGGTCTATAATTTACAATTTCCCTGGTGTTAACATATGGAATGGGTTGTTTTCTGTATTTTTGAATAATAGGTGGCGGGGGTTTAATGGGATTTTTTTTAAGTGTAAATGGATTTTCCTTTCGCCAGTTTACCATCTCACTGGTAACTTTAGATAGATTTTTTTCACCTGCTCGAATTTCTTTATTTAGTGCCTGTTGCTGTGCTTTAGTTGCGAGCCTTTTCCACTTGGATGCAACAGGGTTTATCTGAGTACTTTCAAGTTCTTGCTGCAACTCTTTGACTAGTTTGTTGAGTCTCGAAATAGTTGATTTGCTACCTTCTACAGCCTCTGTAAGTTTTTCCTTTTTAGTCATATTTGCTTCTATCTGTCCAGTGAGCTGTTTTATTTCTGTTTTTAGAGTCTCTTTTTCACGCCTCGAATTATTTAGTAATTTCTTTAATGCATTTCTTTGTTTAATGGTTAAATTTTGATTTCTGAGACGATTTCTAAGACTTTGTATTTCGGTATTTTTACTGGTGAGTTCTGCATTTTTTGATTTTTGTTTATTCGTAAGTTCTTTAATGATAGTCTGCGCCCTTTGTTTTTTGTTTCTGAGATTCACGAGTTCCACATTTTTACTGCCATACTCATTCATGAGTCTGGCTATGTTTTGATTTCTAGATTTGAGTTTATTTGTGAGTTCTTTAATTATAGACTGCGCCCTTTGTTTTTTGTTTCTGAGATTCACGAGTTCCATATTTTTGCTCCCATACTCATTCATGAGTCTGGCTATGTTTTGATTTCTAGATTTGAGTTTATTTGTGAGTTCGGTTATCTTCTTCTGAGCCAAGGTTTTATTTGCTCTAAATGATTCTCTTTCTTCGCTAATTTTAATAATTTGGGTTTGTTTGTTTTCTAGTTCTTCTTGTAATTTGTTTCTCTCCATTTTCTTTTTTGTTAACAAATTTTGCAATTTATTTCTTTGTTGAATGGTTAAACTTTGATTGGAGAGGCGATTTCTAAGACTTTGTAGTTCTGTATTTTTTGATTCTTGATTTCTTTTGAGATTATTAATTATAGTCTCCGCCTTTTGTTTTTTTCTACGTAATTTTTCGAGTTCTGTATTTTTACTCGCACTTTCATTCATAAGAGTTTGATATTCACTTTCCTTTTTTATTAACAAAGTTTGCAATCTATTTCTTTCTTGGGTGGTTAAATTTTGATTTCTGAGACGATTTCTAAGACTTTGTATTTCTATATTTTTGTTTCTAGACTCACTCTCGAGTTTGGCTATGTTTGTATTTCTACCCACACTTTCATTCATCTTACTTGGGAAGGAGAGTTTTCGTCGTGCACTACTGGGTATGGAAATTGAAAAATTAAGGTTTTGTATCACAGAATTCCAATTTATGTCGCCGTTTATGTATCTGTTTGTGAGAGATTTTTTTGTATTTTCTCTAACATTTTTATATTTATTGTTTTCAAATAAATCAGTTATATTTTTACGCCTTTCGTTTTTTGTTTGTTGTATCTTCATGTTAATTTTAGATAGCCCATTTCTTATGTTGTATGAACTTATGTTTTGAAGGGCTTCATTTCTTACGTCGTTTAAAGTTCGTGTATTACCCAATATTTTTCTACTCGATTCTTCCTTTTCTCTGAGACCTTGGTCGAGACCTTGAAGTTTAATTATTTGATTACGGGTTGCGTTTGAGCCAGTTTTCTTAAACTCTTCTAGTAATCGCGACGCCTCATTTTTAATTTTACTATTCGCGATTTTGTTTATTTTATTTTTTTGGAGAGAATTTACTACATTAGAAATTTTAGTTTCATTTAACTTTTTTTTGTAAATCTCGTTGTGCAGAGAATTTATACGCGCTTTTGTCGTATTGTACATGTTGTTACCATTTTTGTAACCTCTTATAAACTTTTGACCTTCATTCAAAAATTTAACGCGGTTTGTACCCAAATTTTTGGATTTATTAATCATATATTTTTCAAGGTTGGACAATTTCTTTTGTTTTTGATTGACTGGTGGGGCTTCATTTATTACGGAACGTTTATTACGCTCAAATGCATTTAATCGTTTGGCTGCGTTCCGCATGGCTGACACATTACCTTGCTTTTGTGCTCTGATGAATTTATTGAGATACACGTTTGTTTCTCCATTCGTGGATTTCTTTCTTTGAACAGATTCTATGAGACGACTAATGTTACCGGGTGATTGGTTTTTATTTTTCATGGCACTGAGAATTTTAGCTATATCGGTATTTCTATTCGCATTTGGTGTGCGTCTCATAGCATTGAGATATCTAGCGGTGGTCGAATTTACTGGTGCTTTAGTGTTATTATTTGCATCATTGTTTAAGTTTTTAGATTCATTAGAAATGCGATTTAAGTTTTTGGTTTCATTTTGATTGTTTTTACCCAAATTCTCCGATTCATTTGAAATTTTGTTCAAGTTCCCATTCTTATTATTCACATTAAAGTTACTCGCGTAGTTTCCTCTATTGTTATTGTTATTGTTATTGTTATTGACGGATACGACTCGCTTTTGTGCGCTTATGTGCAACCGAATGGGTTCTCTTATATTTTTGCTTTTAAGAGACGATTCAATCGCATCTGAAATCTGTGATTTTGTCATTTTATCGTAACTCGAAAGACCGACTTTACGCGCTACGCGTTTCAACTGATCTAACCTGGATGACCCACTAAAGAGTATTTCAAAATCGCGTCCATTTAATGGTGATTTTCTATCCAACATGTACTTCCCATCCTTGGATAAAACCATAGGAGGTAACGGAAGTTTACCGTCCTGGATGGAAGAATACGCGTCACATATTTCTGCACGCGTGAGTTTCAACTCAAGACCTGTGTTCTGTTTTACAAGTTTCTTGAGATTTCTAATATTTATACCTGGATCACACGCGTCCATATTGATATAAGCTGATAAAAAATTACGAGACACCTTTCATATACATTCGTATCTTATCCTCGTAACACATGTTAAAGTCAAATATGTCCATGTCTTCTACATCTAGTACCACACTTTCGTATTTTTGCATATCATACTCATATCTATTTTGTATTGTATACCTCACTATACTTTGTGCAAACGTGTGCATATCATTTATATCTTCTGTATATTTCGGTGTTGACTTTATCTCTATGCAGTACACTTCATGTGGTTTTTTGTGTAAAAATGGAGTGAGTGGTACAGACTCCACTGTGCCTCCGTCTACATATGTATTTCCGTTAAATTTCATAGACGAAAACACGAATGGAATGGCTATGCTCATTGACATTGCATCTAGGACTTTCATATTTGGGTGTGTGTCCACCGAAAAATAATCAGTTTTACCTGTGTTCACACAAAATGCAGATATGTATATCTTCTTTTCTAGTTCTGAAAATGTTGGGTCACACCCACATATTTCTACAAATTTGCTACGCATAGCTTCTACGTCTACGAATCCATATCTATGTAAAAAACATTTCAAATTCACTTTCACTAAATCTGAAATGTTCAACTTGAGTGATATGTCTATCACCTCATCGATGGTCTTTCCCAAAGCTAACATCACTGCGAGAATAGATCCCGCGGAAGCGCCTGAAATTTCTTGTACATCGCTGAGACGATTTTCTATTGTTTTAAGATGCCCAAGCATAGCGTAGAACCCCATGGCACCTGGACCAATTACCAAATATTTCATCGGTGGTCACTTAATAGTACTTAGGAAATTGCTTTCTCAAAAGAGCGAACACGAGCGCGAAAACGATGGCGTGAACAAGTGCAGCCGACAAGCTAGTTTGACCAGAAGCGAAGACGCCCTTGGATCCTGGTGGCAAAGTGAGCAACATACCTGGGCTCAAGACCAAGAACAACACGGTGGTGACGATGAGATCGGTGCGGGTGAGCACGAGACCCATAGCCTTCGCAACCAAGGAATATGCGAGGAAGAATACGAGTGCATGGAACAAAACTGCGGTGCGACCGGTGAGACCGTTTCGGAACTTGATGCTGGTACCATCTGTGCGAAGAAGGATACCTGGGCTGAGTGCGAGGAAGAGGGCTGCTGGGATGGACACCTTTTGGGAGGTAATATCTGGAAGCATGGTTTGTAATATATGTATATTATAATTCTATGGCTCTATGATCTGAAAAACGATAACAAAATTCGATAAAATCGTGGTACTTTGCATCTTTTAAGAAATGGTGTTCTGCGTATCTATCTCTCACATATCTTTTGAGTAAATTCCACATCCACCACAAATCATCGTCGTAGTGTCCACCCCAATCATCAATGTGAAGTGGTTTATTCAGTTCAATTTCATATTCTTCGTCATCTGTGTATTCATTGTCACTCAAACGCTCTGCGGCGTGTGCATATTCATTCCACACCATTACTTTCGATCCTTGATACCCGTCAAAGATAGTGATGTAGATTCCTTTACTGGTAGGTTATCGAGTATAGCCTTTAACACACTTTCGGCTTGTTGTTCATTACCCTTGAAATAGTTCACGAGTCCTTCCATGACGGTGGTCTTATTAAGACCAGTCTTTCTAGAGCTTTTACGGACTGAAATTTTCCCCTTCTTGAGGTTAATAGCGTCGAGACCGTTATCCATCATGAGTTTTTTCACTTGCAATTTAAGGGACTTTTCCGCTTGAACAAGGATTTTTATATCTTCTCTGGCTTCTGTAATTTGCTTGTTTAATTCAACCAACTTAGAGACGCTGTTTGAGAGTTCGTCTGAAGGAACTTGAGACATTTTATATATACCTAATACCTTATTTCTTTAAGTTTACGCGCACAAACCACGTTGCATCGTGTCTGGGGCGATAGTGGAGTTATTCCATACGTACGCATCCTTGGGGTTTGGTGGGTCCGCGCGGATTTGTTGGTTCGCGTTTCTGAGTGCACCACCAATAGTTTCTGGGTAACCTGTTTGTTGACGTGGGGAGAGGAAATTTTGACCGGAGAGGATGTCATCTGGAGCAAATTCACCGAAATCCTCCTGGGGAGCAACTTCGCGTGGCAACAAAGACGACGCGAGACCGGTACCCGCCTTCATTTCGCAACCAACACCGGCCTCGGCGGCTGGGCCGGCAGCGTCGATACCACCGATCGCAGCGTATTCCTTGTCCTTGACACTGTAGGTAGCGCGGGTCTGAGTGACCATAAGGTAAATCACGACCCCGATAGCGAGAGCGATGAGCGCTTGGCGAGGGGTGACCTTCTTCATTTTCATCATCTTCATTTATATATAGAAACAATTTTTTTATTCGTCATCTTCAATCACAATTTCGTCTGGATACGCTTCGACCTCGGGTTCTGGGGTAGATTCTGGTTCTGGTTCTGGTTCTGGAGTTGGTTCTGGGTTCATCTTGACCTGAACCAAATTCCATTGTGGCCCAAATGCTTTCTTCGCAAACCAGAGTCCTGCGTATTCGAGCATGATGGAACACTTAGATCCGACGAGATTTGCTTCTTCGGTAACGAGTTCCTTATTCGCATTGAATATTTTAGTCGCGGCAATCTTATCAGCTGAAAGAGTATCCTGCTTCGTGTAAACCTTATTAATGGTTTTTTCTGGGAGTTGCTTACCAAACCAGGTCTCACTGTTTTCGTTAGCGGCGGTGATATTCTTCGCATGAATGTCTTCAATCTTTTCAATGCCGACTGCATCAGTCAAATCGAAAGTGACTTCGTCAGACGCATCTTCTGTGACCAAAACATTCTTCACCTGAACGTAGCACCGCTTGTTTTCGTCGGTCACTGCCTTGACGTGGTAGAGACCATCTTCACCCTTTGCGAGAGTACCGTAGATCATTTTATACATCACTTACGGTTCAAATCTTTAACCCCTACAAATGGTATCATTGCTGATTTACGTATAACGGGCTTTGGAACCCACGCATCCCTGGATGGTTTAAATCCGTACAGTGTTTCCTCGAGTTTTATTTTTTCTGGAAATGGGAATGGTCTTTTTGGCCTGTAATTAAATTCATTTTTTACATAGTTTCTATTTTTGTTCTTTACCCAGTCGTTTGTTTCTATGTTAAATCTCATATTAGATTGTGTTTTTACAAAACCTGGTAAATTTCCCATATTATGTGAAGTTTTTATGCCATGGACGTATTGTTTTGAAAGTTTATCTAGGTCGGGTGTGGTCGTAAATGATTCGTATTTCTTTGGATTGATTTTGGCAGCTTTTTTTGTATTTACGTTTCTAAATTTGGTCTGTGGCGTCTTTCTTTTAGAAAGGGGTATGTTTGCTTTTTTCATGATATTAATCATGGAATCAGTTTGATTAATTTTTTTCTTCGTGACGAGCTTTGCGAGTTTAATCATTCTTCTTCGGTCCTTTTCCTTTTTCTCTGGTGGACGAAGACCCAATTTTTGCATGGTGTACGCATCTTCTATGAGAAACTTTTTAGATGCGAGTTTGATGTTATCAAATTTACCAATGACATACTTACCTGTGATCTTAAATATATCGAGTGCTTGTATTTGGTCATTACCTACCTCGAAACCAAATTCACCTGGGCGCATAAATGCGATATCGAGTATACCACCCATGTTGACTGGTTCGATCTTTCCGGTTTTTGGTGAATATATACGTGCCTTCATGTCTAGTGTAAATAACTCTATGTCTGCGAGGGTATCCGTACCACCCTTAGCATCTTTTCTCTTTGGTATGAGTGTGTATCTTCGTGTGACATATGGACCTTTGTTTGCAAATCCGAGACCTATAAATTTTCCGGGCTTTCCACGTTGTTCATGTACAAGCTTGGCAAAACGTGTATTTACCCTTTTCGCAACTTCACCGAGTTTATTCCATAAAAGAAGTTTTATAGCTTGAAGTTTTCCAAAAAACTTTGCGTCCGGTTTTATTCTTGGAACAAATTTTGTGTCTATGTCTAATGTCATAATTCTTTGTGTGGGCTCCAAGTAAGAATTCACCGCATCCCCACCTGATAGAATCAAATCGCCCACTGGGTTGAGAAATTCTGTCAGTTCATCTATGATTGCGTATATTTCGTATCTCAATACATCGGTGAATATAACACTCGCAAAGTCTTTGAAGTCTTTGTCTTTGTGTGTACGTTTCATTCTCGCCCTGAAGCGCGATACGTTGTCTGAATCATAAAACTTTTTTAACACGGGATCATCGTGAAAAAGCTTTTTCATCCTGAATCTATTTATGACTCCCGCGGAGTATTCGTTTTGATCCATGTTATTATTATAATACATATTAATATCGAAACAACAAGCTTAAAGATGTGATACCTAAGTAAGACATAACAAGATGTCTCTTGAAACTGTTCTCGCTGAAATCACTGCTCTCCGCGCTGACGTTAAGTCTTTGACCAAGATCGTTCGTAAGATCAAGGCGAAGCAAGACGACCCAGACGGAACTAAGGCTGCTTCCCGTGCTAAGAACAACGGATTTAACCGCGAACAAGCTATCTCTCCAAAGCTTCGTGAGTTTCTCGGCGTTGAAGAAGGAAAGCTCGTTTCCCGATCCTTCGTCACTCGTGCGATCAACAACTACGTCACTGAAAAGGGTCTTAAGCACCCGGACAACGGTCGCGTTCTTGTTCTTGACGACAAGCTCCGCGATCTTCTTCAACCACCTGCGGACACGCAAGTGACTTTCTTGAACTTGCAAAAGTTCTTGAGCCCACACTACACCAAGGTTGAACAAGCGGCTTAAAAAAATATTCACTAATTTTATAAAATAATGATCGACAAGGCTTCTGTCGAAACCCTTGTTGGTACAAAGATATCTAAGATAGATTTGTACCAAAAAGCTTTTACTCATAAATCTGCGTTGAAAGAAAATGAAAATTTAGAATCTTTTGAAACGCTCGAATTCATAGGTGACTCCGTGTTAGGATTTGTCATCACAAAGTTTTTGTTTGATAGATATGAGCAGCAAAAGGAAGGCTTTCTTACGAAAGCGAGAACAAAACTCGTGCGTGGGGAAACACTCGCGAAGATTGCCATGAAGCTGGAGATGTACAAATGGATCCAAATGGATGAGAAAGGTATGCGTAATGAGTGGTTCAAAAATCCAAAAATTCTCGAAGATGTGTTTGAAGCATTCATAGGAGCTATTTATATGGACCTTGGTTTGTTACATGCGAAACGATTCATTTTGAATATATATGAGAATCCAGAACTCGTAGATATGAGAGCAATCATGATTGATGATAATTACAAGGATCATCTCATGCGGTATTGTCAAACGCATGGACACCCACTCCCAGACTATCGTGTAATATCACACGATAATGGTATATTCTACGTAGACGTATACGTAAACAATGTGATTTTGGGAAGAGGGTGTGCAAAAAATAAAAAACAGGCTGAGCAGAACGCAGCTAGATATTTTTTCTATCCACAATAATTAATGGTATCCATACCTGTGTTGTTTATAGCTGTATCGTTATTTTTTAGAAAACGTCATATGCCTAGACAATATTCTAAGCAATCACTCATAAATGAATGCGAAAGACTTGGTGTTTCTTCTGAAGGTACGTCTAGGATATTACGTCATAGAATCAATCGCTTAAAAGGTAGATTGTAATACACTTTAAGATGCACCCAAACGTCGCAAGGTTAATAAGTAAAACGTATGCAGAACAAAGGTCGCAAGAATGGCTCGACTTGAGAAAAAACATGCTCACAGCGAGTGACTGTGCCACAGCCATAGGCGAAAACAAATACGAGAAACCATTCGATCTACTTCTAAAAAAGTGTGGTAAGGGCAAACCTTTTACTGGGAATGCAGCAACAGAACATGGAAACAAATACGAAGACGAAGCACGTATTCTCTATGAACAAAGACACAATGAAGTCGTACATGAGATTGGTCTAGAGCCACACCCAAAACACCCGTGGCTCGGTGGTTCGCCCGATGGTATCACTGAGAGTGGGAAGCTCGTAGAAATCAAGTGTCCCATGTCCCGTGAAATTTTACCAGAAGTTCCACGTCATTATATGCCTCAATTACAGCTCTGTATGGAAGTCCTTGATTTAGAAGAGTGTGATTTCATTCAATATAAAAACGCGGATTTTAACTGGCCAAAGCCAGAAGAGTTTGTGGTAGTCAATGTGAAGCGTGACCGTGGATGGTTTGAAAAGTACTTTCCGGTCATGGAAGAGTTTTGGCAAAAAGTTTTGTATCACAGGGAACATGGGATAGAAGAACCAGTAAAGAAAACACGGGGACCGAGGAAAAAGAAAGAAGAAGATCCGCCACCCGTATGTGAAATCAAGTCTGATTCGGAAGACGAATACAGGGATGACTGAATTATTATATGTTAGTATAATAACATGAACGTGGGTGTAATAATTGCAGTAGTGTTACTCGTAGTTGTTTTAATAATTTTATACATGACAATGAGTAATTCTGAAAAGGTTGATGCACCGGTCGTAGATGAAGAACAGCAGGAATCAAAAAAGGTGGCTGACACAAATAGGGTTAGCACAAAAGACGCGTCAATTGGTATATACGAAGACTGCGACTGTGAAGATGCCATAACTTCATCTGTTATTGAATCTGGTACAGATATTAATGTTTCTGGAAAAGGCGAAATGCAAGTGAGTGGTGATCAGCAATGGAGGTGTGTTAAGGGCACAAATATCAAACTGACTGATTATGTACACGAATTCTCGGGAGTTGTTGCGGGGGAAGAAGTTGATGAGACTTTAGATATGCCAGAACACGATAGAGAACCCATAGAAATAAAAGTTGGTTGTGGAGTAGGTGACAACGTCAAGACAGAGAATATAGAATTCAAGTGGGAGGTACGAAATTGATATAACTTATCTTGTGATAATATATAAATGAGTACACAACCCGTGATCATCCAACAAAAATCAAATGGGTTTTTTTCAACGAGCCTTAAGCTCGTAGGTTTGATTTGTCTTTTATGCTGCCTATCTTCCATGTGGACTAGTTATAACACAGCTAAAGCCGTGGGAAATGCAGTGAGTAATATTGAATTCACTAAAAATGACGATGAAGATAAATCCAAAGTTATCATAGACATGTTGGACGAGTCAACACAATCTTCGATCGAGACTATAGTGGAGGGTAATTCCGAACCAGTTCCCATGAGCACAAAACCAGCTAAACTCGTGGTATACCCAAATCCAGATTGCACAGGTGAACCATTTAATGATATAACATTGGAAGAGGGTTTACCAATCGAAACAGATGGGGTAATCGATAGGTCCGAGGAACCAAAAGAAACTGCATACTCATGTTGCGTAAAAACAGAAAACATGAATGTTACCGGTACATACTTTGAACTAGATGATGATACGGGAGAACCAGTACAAAAAGATATAGAAATAACTGAGGATGGTACTTTGGACTTATCTAAACTGACCACATCTTCTGATGGTACGAGTGATACACTTAATTGTCCATACAAATATAACTTAAAATGGAAAATTCGAGAATAAATATTTTTATAAAAAAATTATTTTTATTTTTAAAACTTTTTTCTTTTAAAAGAAAGTGTAAAAAAAATATTTTTTTTTCTATTTTATTTTTCAAAAAAACATGGTGTTACTTTACCTAAGTTTTCACAAACCATGTCTAAATCAAACACAAACATGGAACTATACAACCATCAGATAGAGGGTGTGAACTGGATGCTCGAGCGTGAGTGCGCCGAGACGGGACCGAAGGGTGGATTTCTTTGCGACGAGATGGGACTCGGTAAGACGGCACAACTCATCACCGTGATTACCCGGAACCGTGTTTCAAACACACTCGTCATCGTACCCAAATCGATCGTGACCCAATGGAAAAACGAGATACACAAATTCGCTCCACACCTCAGTGTGTTTGTGTATGATGGATTGAACCGAACGAAAGACCACACAGATTTCATGAAACACGACGTGACTGTGTGTCCATACAGTCTCTTGACCGAGGATGACCCTTTGGTACACAAAATGACATGGGGGCGAATCATTCTCGATGAAGCACATGAAATCCGAAACAGGCGTTCCAAGCGTTTCAAGTCGGTGATGCAACTCAGATCCCATTACCGTTGGGTCGTGACGGGTACACCTGTCTTTAACAACGTCGACGATTTCGTTTCACTTTGTGCCTTCATAGGTATCGACCGTATCGACGTACAGTGTAACTTGGACGCGGTTCGAACGAAGTTCATTCTTCGTAGAACCAAGAACAAACGCGACATTCCTGAGTGTCATTTCGAGAACGTCGAATTGGATATGTACCCAGAAGAGAAGACCATCTACAAACACGCGTTCTCGGAAGCACAGGAGATGATACGAGACATGATGAAGAGGGCGAGTACACACGGAAACGCATCCATGTATAACATGGACATTCTCGAGTGTTTTCTCCGAGCGCGCCAAGCCATGATTTGGCCTCAACTGTACTTAGATGGCATGTCTAAAAAACTCGATGAAGAGATGGAACCATGGACGGGGCGATCCAAGAAGATGGAAACCCTGTTTGAACTCATCAGTCAGCACCCCGACGAGAAGACGATCGTGTTTTGCCAATTCATGGGTGAGATGAACTACATCCAACAAAAACTCGAGTGTCCCGTGTTTCGCATAGACGGTTCATGTTCCAAAGAGCGCCGCGAGTCACAACTTGCCGAGTTTAACCGTGCTCCACAGAACAGCGTTTTCTTAATCCAGGTCAAGGCGGGTGGCCAGGGTCTCAATATTCAGTGTGCGTCTCGTGTATACATCACGAGTCCTTCGTGGAATCCTGGTACAGAACTTCAGGCGATCGGTCGGTGTCACAGGTCCGGACAAACACGCGAGGTCTATGTGAAGAAGTTAATTTACATGGGTGACATCGCGTTCCCGAGTGTCGAAGAATCCATCGTCGCGCTTCAGGTCAGGAAATCCCATGAGTATGCGGAGGTGTTAGGGGACGATTCACTCAAAACACAGTTACCAGGTCGTTCAGAAGGTCTTTCGATCGGCGAGATTAGAAATATTTTCAGGGTATAGTGTATATACAATGAAGACATTTGGATCCCGAGCTGAAGTGTTCCACGGTACCGCGGAAAAGACGACTGGTGGTTTGACCAAGAAGGACTTGTTCCAAGACAAGTACGGTGCCATCAAGAGTAAGGCTGCCTCCAAGGCCGCACTCGAACGCATGGAAGAAGAAGGTAAGAAGGCTATGGTGAAGGTCTTCAAGCCAAAGAAGAGTGGCTTCAAGCTCCAGCCAAAGGCTGGTACCTCGGCGTACAAGAAGCTCATTAAGAAAATGTAAGTGTACTATAAGAGATGTCACTCGCAAAGTGGTCCCAAGCTGTCAGAATGGCTAAAATTAAACAGGGTTTAGACCCTGATAAGTATGTAATGTTAAAAGGTAAACTTCTCAAGGAAGCCCAGGCTATCTATCAGCTCCTCATAATATCTAAATGACGAACTGAAACCCTTTAAGTGTTTGAGGTTCATACGTAACGAGTTGGTAAAGTTTGTAAGTAACTCCGAACTTTTTGTTCAAGAAATACACACTGTTAATCTCTACGATCGCAGTGCCCGAGTTTCTTGAATAGAGACCATCTTTACATTCAGTGTTACCAATTGGATTTTTTTGCTCATCGTATACATGCGGCTTAATTTTACCTTCCATGTTTACATCGACTTTTACACGAAATTTAGGTTCCCTATCGGGTGATTCTTTGATGTTAGAAAAGAACATGCCTTCGAGTTCTTCTTTTGATACCTTGCGTTTGAAAATCTCTTCGCTTTGTTGTTCGACGGCTTCGATGATTTTTTGTTCAAATTGGCGCATCGTCTCATGAAACTTCTTCACGTAATTACCGTCTTCATCATATCCTTTCATGGCGAAATCGAGAGACCACTTCGTCGCGCCAACTTCTGGTGTGAATCCGGAGATACCGAATGGCATGTACATTCGGGGGAATTGAATTCGCAATGGTTTTCCTTCTTTCGTACAAAGAGAAATTTTGCGACCATCGTATTTTGGGATTTCGAGTTCATTTAGTAGATTCACGAATTTAGACATATTTATTAAAATAATTACGGTTTAAAACTTTAAGCAGAACAAGCCGCACAATCGGCTTCTAAACTAAATTGTTGTGGTCTCGCCTTTGCCTTTGATCGAAGGTAGTACATACCGGTTTTGAGACCTTTCTTCCATGCGTAGAAGTGCATGGAAGACAACTTAGAAAGGGTTGGGCTTTCGACAAATAAATTCATAGATTGAGATTGATCGATGAAAACACCTCTATCTGCAGCCATATCGATGATAGTCTTTTGGCTCATTTCCCACACGGTTTTGTAGAGTTCTTTGAGGTTGTCTGGAATATCTATGATGTTTTGGACTGAACCATTCGCTTTCACCATGAGATCTTTCATTTCCTTTGACCAAAGTCCCACAGCTTTGAGGTCATCGACCAAGTGTTTGTTTACGACGACAAACTCACCCGCGAGTGTACGTCTAACATAAATGTTTTGTGTGTATGGCTCGAAGCATTCGTTGTTTCCAAGAATTTGAGACGTACTCGCAGTAGGCATGGGTGCGAGTAGAAGGCTGTTTCTCGTACCCTTTTTCACGCGTTCACGCATGGCATTCCAATCGTAACGGTCGGAGAGTTTAGGTGCATCCCACATATCGAATTGAAGTACACCTTCACTGAATGGAGAACCCTTGAATGTTTCGTATGGTCCAAACTTATCCGAGAGTTCACAGCTCGACTCAAGTGCGGCGTGATACATGGTTTCAAAGATGAGACGGTTTATTTCTCTCGACTTTTCTGAACCAAACGGCTCTCTGCATAAGATGAATACATCCGCGAGACCCTGAACACCGATACCAATGGGTCTGTGGCGCATGTTTGAACGCTTTGCTGTGTCCGTCGGGTAAAAGTTCTTGTCGATCACTTGGTTCAAGTTTCGGGTAACCATTTTTGTGACTCGGTGGAGTTCTTCATAGTTAAATTCTCCCGTCTCCCTGTTTACAAATTTGGGAAGTGCGATGGATGCGAGGTTACACACCGCGGTTTCATCCTTATCAGATTTCTGAATGATTTCGACACACAAGTTTGATGACTTGATCGTTCCAAGGTTCTTTTGGTTTGATTTCCTGTTGCATGCATCCTTGTAAAGCATATATGGCGTACCAGTTTCGCTTTGTGATTTGATGATTGCTTTCCAAATGTCCGCAGCTGGAACTACCTTGTTTGCCAGTCCTTCTCGTTCATACTTTTCATAGAGTTCTTCAAACTCTTTACCGTATACATCCGAAAGACCCTTTGCCTTGTCTGGGCAGAACAAACTCCAGTTTCCACCTTCTTCTACACGCTTCATGAAAAGATCTGGGATCCACATGGCGCTGAATAAGTCTCTACACCTCGCTTCTTCATCACCTTGGTTGAGACGAATTTCGAGGAAATCCATGACGTCGGCATGCCACGGTTCGAGATAAACCGCAATGGAACCTTTTCTGCGACCCGCCTGATTGACATAGCGCGCTGTTGAGTTATAAACTCTCAACATAGGAATGATACCATCTGATGTACCATTAGTGCCACGAATGTGCGACTTATTTGCACGAATGTCATGGATGTGAAGACCAATACCCCCAGCCCACTTACTGATTTGTGCACACTCCTTTACCGTGTCATAGATTCCGTCGATGCTATCATCCTTATTTGATACAAGGAAACATGAAGACATTTGTGGGCGGTGTGTACCTGCGTTGAAGAGTGTTGGTGTTGCGTGAATGAATAAACCCTTGGACATAGCTTCATACGTTTCGACTACTCTATCTACATCGTATCCATGAATACCAATGGCCACCCTGGCATACATGTATTGAGGTGTTTCCATGATTTCCCCATTAACTTTTTGGAGATACCCTCTCTCGAGTGTTTTAAGACCAAAATACCCAAAATCGTAATCTCGTTCAGGTTTGATGTGTTCATCAATTTGACGAGAAACATTTACAACCTCGTATGTGACAATGTTTTCGTCGTGGAGTTTAGTCATGGCTTCAGAAAACGTTGAGGGGACGCGCTTCTGAATATTACTCGCAACAATTCGAGTCGCGAGCACCTCGTAGTCTGGGTCACTTGTGATCATGCCGATGCATATTTCAGCAGAAAGTGTGTCGATCTCATGCGTCTTGATGTTATCGTACATGGACGAGAACACCTGCTGTGCGATCATCGACGCGTCGACATTTTCAGATAACCCATATGTAAGTTTTGAGATCCTATTGGTGACCTTATCAAATTTAACGTCTTCAATACGACCGGATCTTTTGATAACCCTCATTTTATAAATATACAAATGAATTTTTTATATTACTTTTTCTTGAAGTCTCTGCTTCGTACTGGAACTGGACCCACTACTTCGAATGCACGTTCTGGTTGCGCTAGGTGAGTATTCGTGAAAAATGGACCAACTGTACCAGCCTTGGCGACTGCTGGGTATGATGCAATGAAGCAGCCATTTTCAGACTTGCATTCAGGGCGGATCTGGGGGCAAGCTTCCTTGGAGTAAGCTTCGTCAAAATCGGAAACCGAGAGGTTCATTTATAATTACTGATAGTTTTTTTCCAGGACTATATTAAATGTGTGACAATCTTCACCTGAATTCCATGAAGCAGTGTGCGACGCCTCTGAACACACTTTTCTTTTCGTCGTTCAATGTGAACTTGCTTCAACGAGCTATTCGCCAAGATTTCAAAAACAGAACTGGTATTTCCATCGATTACCAAAGTGAAGATGACTTGTACGCGATAATGCGAGTCGTATTCATAAATAACGCTGGTGACCATCACTCGAGAGTGAACGAACAGGTAAAACTTATGAATTCTATGGTCATAAAAACGGCAGTCGGGCAAATACAATCTGGGGTTTCGCAATACATGGGTTATGTGCACGATATGGATAGAGGTCTTGAACCAATAGATGCACCAATAAGCACGTCTACTACTGGTAACAAGATGGGAAAGAATGAAAAGATTGGTTTGAATTAATTTTGTTTTTATATGAAAATGAGGTTTTTACTTACTTTCAAATCAAGGTAAGTAAAAAACTTTATATTTACATTCGTATCATAGTTTGAACACCGACTACTTCTTGGTTACTATCACCAATAATAGATTCTTCGATGATATCATCTGGTTTAACGATTTGTTTTTCCGGTGAATTCTTGACTTCGATGTCGCTATTATCAATGGATGCCCGCTGTCCTGTGTTTGCCTTCTTGTATGTTACAAGAAATACAACGATGCCAGTTATGAGGCCTACTGTGAGAGCTGTTCTCAGCACTTTGTTCATTTATAATTATATGATATAAAGTTTTACAGGTATAAATACATATGTGTCTAAACCAATACAAAGCTGAAACAGAATTAGTCTGTAAACAGAAAGGATGGACAAACGCCACGGTGGATACCGTTTGGCTTCTCCTGACGGAAGAGATAGGAGAATTAGCTTCCGCTATACGTCAGTACAAAAAGACTTTCAAGAAAACAAACTTAAAAAAGGAAAGGGGTACGGATGTAATGATGGAAATGGGCGATGTATTTAGTTACTTATTTCAACTGTCTTCTATGTTAAACGTAGACTTAGACAAGATGTGGGTGGAGCACGGGAAGAAAATGAAATACAAGAAATATAATCTGCGATAGTATAAAGATGCCTTTGACTGACGAAGAATCTATAGATCGGGTTAATCCATATGTACAACATGATTTTTTTATGCCGGGTACGAGTCGGCAACTTATAGATTTTGCCGAACACAAGAAACCTGCAGAGGAAGCACCTCAAGAGGAATATAGAAGTCCAATGTGTGACTACTCTATTATGTCTGCTGGTAGAATCGGTAAAACTGGGCCATGTCCTTTATCTAGAAGTCTTTATCCAGGAAGAAACATCCAATATGATGAAGATCCAGTTTTGGCGGAACGAATTCAAAATGAAAACAAGAAAAATTCTACTGCGACAAATAATTTGATTGGTGGAGCGATTCTGCTTCTATTAATTGCAGCACTCTAAGGAATTTTTCTAATCTGAGGTCATTTGTGCACGTTTCTATGATTAAAGGTAATTGCTCAACGCACATTTGCTTTATGAATTTCTTTTGCCATGAACAACGCATGTTTATCACGGGTGGAGAAAAAGTTGGATCCAGTATTTTAACTGAATTCATGATTCTCACAATACTTCGTGTATTATTATTTTCTACGAGTGCACTTTCCAATTCAACTAAAGCCATTTTTCTCCTGATTTCAGTTGTTTTGTGTATCATGGTATCCAAAAATTGTTCATATCTAAGCGTATCTGACACGGCCTTTATTTCAGTCCAATTTCCAATAGGTTTTGTATTGAAGAATTCTTTTACAGTTTCGTAACCTATACCAGCTGCGTACTTTACGTATTCTATCTCTATTATATCAGAGTTTGTTTCTACATCATGAGATACGCGCGCAGTCTTTACAAACGAGGACATATGCTTTATGTTGACATAAATTCTCTAAGTCCTTTAAATACCTAAGTCGTACCCAGTGACTATCAAAAATAAAGATGTTTAGCTCTATCATAAATAACACATTTTCTTATTACTTGACTCTCGATGAGTTTCGTAATGAAATACACGAAGACATAAGGCCATCGTGGGTAAAGCTTACTACGATCACAATGATTTCAAGTTTTAATCGACCACTGGACATAAACAGACTCAGAACTTGTTTTGAAAAGATAACACCCATACGAGTCAAAATTGCTGGAAAAGAACACACAGAAGGTTACGAGTGGTCACTTAAACCGACGACATTTTACAATCAGATCACACTATGTTACAAAGACATGTATAGTATGAAATCAATTAAGTTATTCCCAAATGGGAGTATTCAAGTGGCAGGGTGTGCCGATCTCGTAAACTGCAAGCATATCATCAAGCAATTATCACTGATCATTGGAAAATTACTAAATGATTCGTGTATACCACCATTGGATACATTTCGGGTCGTAATGATTAACTCAAATTTCAGTTTGAATTGGAATATAAATCTCATGCGAACGGCGGATCATTTTGAAAAATACTCAGATGTATTTAAGGTATCATTTGAGCCAGATAGATATTCAGCGGTAAAGATAAAATTTAAACCAGCTGAAGACATGAAAGAGGTGACAACTAGTATTTTTAGTACAGGAAAGGTCATCATAACTGGAGCAGAAACGTTCAAGGAAATCGCGTTTGCATATAACATAATCAATCAGCACATAAACACCGATCCACACATTCGAGTGAAAAAGGTATCCCCAGATAAATTAGAAACATTTGACACATTATCAGGAGCAAACATAAATGATATACTTAAAAAGTTAAAGGGCATGAATGTAAAATCATGGAAACGAACTATCGTGAATAGACAAATTAATTTCTGATGTAATAATAAAAATGTCTCAGCGACTTGGAATGGCCGATGGCCGATGCTTCACTGTAAACTCTTCTAGCCAGTTGTACAACAACTACCTCATGAACAAGAATGGCATTTCGTACGAAGATAATTACTCGTATCGTAAGCTTCTTCAATCGAAGGGGCCATCTCTTCTTGAGACCGACCAAAAGGTTTCGAAGTGTAACGCGTGTCACAAGCCAAATGTTGACACTCGCAATATCTATTAGACACGTGAAATCACGATAAATATTATATGTAACTTTTCTAGAGAATGTGTCAGTGTGCCATATGTCTCAGTAATGTGAGAGAGACTCGACATAATAAACCCATACGGTGTGGACATTTATTTCATTCACATTGTCTAGAAAAATGGAAACAGAAAGGTAAGCAGACATGTCCAGTGTGTAGAAAGATTTTTGATGGTGCAAACTTTAAAGTTCAAATAACTATACACAATATGTTTGAAAGTACATCTAATGTCATAGATTTACAGGATCAATACATATTTGACGCGCTTGATATATTTTTTGATGTAGAAAACGAAAATGATGTATCAAGTCTTCTTTCCGACTTTGGGGTGAGTGTGTCCGACTTTGATCCCCTTGTTCTTAACACAGAATGAACTGCAGTATGTTTTATAGTTTAATCCTGGATAATCTCTCGATGCTTTTCTGGGATCTATGATAATATTACCCTTTGCATCTGTGACGAGTGGTCCAGTTGCCCATCCTCTTTTGTGAGCAAATATGTTTGCTTTGAAACGTATTATTTTACCAGGCACGAGTTTAGGCGCAGCTTTCTTTACTCGCGCGAGTGGAACTTTGAAAAACCTGGCGATTGCTTCGTGTGTGTTACCTTTCTTTATTTTATATTCTACTTCATTCACTTGTTTATAAAAGTGAAAATCACCTTGTCTAAAATAATTAGATGGATTACCGGGCGCTATGAACATCATTACCTTGTAGTAACCAGGTTTACACTTTTCTTCAGCCTTTGCCACGTATACCCTTTTAGGGTTATCAGCGACTACTCTTTGTGGCAATTTATTACAGCTCAAGTATGAGTGATTCATATTCTTCATACCAGCTCGCTCTCCAGGAACACTCTTGTATGACCGCTTTTTTTCGTAGTCACCCACCGCATACGCATAACAATTATTGTTATTTATACCCACGGCCCTACCCCATAATCTCTGTGTAAACTTAGGTTCAGACCCACTCAAAGGAAGTCTTTTGGGTGTTGTTCCCATTAATAATATTTCAGAAAAAAATATTATTAATAGATAAATGATTCAAGGCCTTGTTAACGCGCGCAAGACCCAAGACGCCATCACCGAACTCCTCACGTTTGTGCTCGTCATCCTCATCAGCACCTTTGTGTTGAGATTCCTTTGGAACCGCTCTCTTGTGAAGCACGTGACTGTCCTCAAGAAGCTCGATACTTTCTTCGATGCTTTCATGTTGTCTCTCGCGCTCGCCGTTGTCCGTGGTATTTAAACTTCTCGGTAACCGGAGAATTTTTCTCCATCCGAACTCACGAGAGTTGGAAACGACTCGATTCCATTACACTGTTTTTCTTCACAGTTAATGAATTCGTAAGCTTTACCGTTCTTTTTCATGTAATCCAATTGCTTCTTCGTCCAACCACACCATTCGGCGCCGTATACCTTCCATTTTTTGTGGCACTTCTCACACTTGCATCCTGGACAATCACATCGACCCTCTTCGCATCCACAACCACAACTGCATTTCTTACCACGCGAAGTGTAAATCAGAACGACGACGACCAATATAGACATGAGTACGATAAGAGCTGTTCGAATTTTCATTTATTTATTTCATATATTTTATTTTTAAAGATTCGCATATCTTTTCTATGGTTTTACCCTGAACATTTATACCAGCTTTTTTAGCTATATCGACTATGTCTTTCTTTTTGTATGTAACACATTTTTTACCGTTTACTCTTACGTATCCTTTTGGTGCTATTGTTACCTTTGGTGCATTCGGTGAACGCATGGGTGGGACGACTCTTCTTTTGATGGGTTGCGTTTTCTTCTGTTTTTCTCTGTTCATGACCGCCTTTGCCCGTCTCAACGCGGCGGACTGACTGGCATTTCCAGTTGACTGCTTTTGAACCACCTTTGGTTTTGGTCTCTGTTTGGGTAATGGTGTAGCTTTTGGTATTAACGATAGTGGGTCAGTTTTTTTCTTTATGGATAATTTATATGGATAGAAATATGGGTCGGCAAATATTTGTTCAAAGCTGGGCATTTTTGGGTGAGTTACACCAAAGCGCATTCTAAAATTTTTAATTTTTGTGGTTTCTGAACCCAAATATTCCGGTGGTAATATACGCAAAATGAATTCATATGCCTCATTTACGGAACTAACATTTTTTAGTTTTTCCTTTTCTATTTGCTTTTCCAAGTTTTTTATTTGGTTTTTAGCGTTTTCTTTATTTTTAAGATCTTTCAACTGTTTATTTAGGGTTTGTATTTTATATTTTATTCTCGAACATATCAAGAATATTGCATTTAAAATGAGATGTGCATCATACATGGTGTGTGATTTTGGATCTATGCCCCATTCTTTTCTTAAACCACTGATGGCTGGATTTACAATATTTTTCATGGTAGACAGACCGTAGTCATTTAATAGTAATTTGAGACCTATATCTTCCACGTTAAGTATCATATTACCAATTTTATACTTTTCAATTTTGAGTGTAGGTGTGTCTACATTCACCAGAATATTCTTTGCATGTAAATCGTTGTGTCTGAAAGACGGGTACGTTTTATGTATTCTATAAAGATTGTACAAAACCTGTGTTATAATGAATCTAAAGTGAATTGGTCTTAATTTTGATATATTTTTATCAATGTATTCTTCGAGTGTACCACTATTCGCGTATTCACTGTACATGATGTGTTTGCCTTTACAACTCTCTTGTGCATACATCTTGGTACCACCAAATCTACTCACAACTTTTCCTATTCTGAATTCTCTTCCAATTGGCTCAGTTTGAACTTTGATGGCTATGTCCTTTTTACACTCTTTGTCTACGCAACCAAAGAACACTTCACCATATTCACCTTTTCCTATTTTCTTTGTACCAACCTTGGTTTTGATCGCCTTTTTTATCGAAAAGTTAGGGGTCTTATTGTTATTAATCGTGTAAAATATTTTATTTGGATTACAACCTATTTTTCTTATTGCTTCGGTGATTTCTTTGCTTATGGTCTCGTGATCTTTAGGGGTTTTGGCTTTACCAACTTTAGCCCTGATGACACTAAGATTTCGCATATGCTGTTCCACCTGCATTTAATGTATTACTAGATTTTATTCGTCAACTTGACAGTCTTCTTCGTAGTATTCATCCTCTGCACCTTCATCAACCGCGTCACTTGGAGCCTCGATACCTTGGAATGCGAAAGATGGAAGCTTCGTCGATTGTTCGAATAGGGCTTGAGAAAGACGCAAACTCACACCAAATTTATTGTCAATGAACCAAATTTGTGTCACATTGACGATGCACATGCATCGCTGACCCTTTTCAATCGAATCGATTGGTACGAGTTCTCGCTTTGGGTTGTACGCTTCAGCCATGAATTCACCAGTTGGCTTAGTCATGACCTTGAGCTTAACAGTATCTGGATATTCTTCCTTACCCGGGCGTACGAGAGGCTTGTAAAGGGCTTCCTTCATAACCTCGACATTGTACGCTTTTCCGAGCCATTCTTTGGAGTTTGCCGCGACCGTCTCGATGATACGCGAATCAAGTTCCTTGAGCTTGTTTGCGAGTTCGACGGCTTGCTCGTTGTCCGGATCAATGGACAAATCAAGCGAATACGACGTCTTGTTAGTCGTCTCATCAGTAAAAGCGCTCAAACCGTAAGGGCTTCTCATGAATGGAAGTTGCAAATAGAGCTTGCCCTTACCGTCAGCTGTGTTAATGTATACTGTCTTGCCACCGTTCTTGTTTTTCTTCATCTTGCTGAAGACGACAGAAGACGGATCGAAAGTGCTGGAAAGTTGGATCATGTTAGAGGACGACATTGCTTGTTTTGTATATCTTATGATGGTGCCCAAGCTTTAAGTGAGTTTTTTTTTCTTGATTTACATTATAAAACTCATGGGGTTATTTAAGGATTGTGGATGTGGTTGCGGTGGGGCAAAAGCTCAGCAGAAATTTTTGATTTCTGTGATGTCCGCTCTCGTATTTTTTATCATTTCTAACCCAGATACTTACAGACTTACACGTTCTATTTTCGGTAGATGGGTTGCTGGACCAACCGGGTGCCCAAGTGTACGCGGCTTGATGCTTCACACGGTTGTTTTTGTTCTCATTACATGGGGTATGATGAACATAAAGAAGGAAGGATACACTGTGGCTGAAAACATAGATGTGATCGGACCATCTCCGGAAAAGGTGGTGAAACCACCTCCTGCTATGGTCGAAGTTCCAGAACCTCTTCCAGGTTTTAGTGAACCACAATACGATATGTTTGATAGTGGTTCTCAATTGGCGTCCCTCGATGTACTAGGGGGTGAAGTGGACATGCCCTCGCCAATCACGGATAAGAAACCAGATGTATCCTGTCAATGTAGTGATGGTAGCTCTGTCACCATCTCCAAGTAAATAAATTATTAAGTTGAAACATTCAACATAATAAACACCGAATGTTTATTATGTGGAATAAAAATTTAAAAGTCTTCGTCAAATTCAATCTCGTGTGTATCTTCGTCCATTTTACCGTAATCACCTACACGCTTTTCAAAAAAATTAGTTTTTCCATCTAAGCTAATCGTTTCCATAAAATCGAATGGGTTCGTGGAATTCCAGATCTTTTCTTGACCCACCTGCTTTAAAAGTCTATCAGATACATATTCAATGTATTGGGTCATCTTTTCGGAGTTCATGCCAATAAGACTGCATGGAAGTGCATCCAAAATAAATTCCTTTTCGATGTCGACCGCTTCTTTCACAATTTGTTCAATCGTATTTTTATTAGGTTTAAATTTAAGCATATTGAATAATTCTATCGCAAATTGTTGATGAAGGCCTTCATCTCTGCTGATCAATTCATTGCTAAAACAGAGACCGGGGAGAAGACCTCTTTTCTTGAGCCAAAATATAGCACAAAAGCTCCCCGAAAAGAATATACCTTCCACGCATGCAAATGCGAGTAACCTTTCGGCAAATGGTCTAGTGTTATCAAACCATTTCATCGCCCATCTCGCTTTCTTTTCGATACAAGGTACCCTCTGTATCGCCTCAAATAATTCTTTCTTTTCCGAAGGGGAACGGATGTACTTATCTATCAATTTACTATATGTTTCTCCGTGTACCATTTCATTGTGTGCTTGGTATGCATAAAAGCTACGGGCCTCTGGGTATTGAACCTCGTCGGCAAAATTATTGTTTATGTTTTCAAACACGATTCCATCAGATCCAGCAAAAAATGCCAAAATAGTCTTAATAAAGTGTTGTTCGTTATCTGTGAGTTTATTCCAATCGTCCATATCCTTTGAAAGGTCCACTTCTTCTGCCGTCCAGTTACTCATCTGCGCCTGTTTGTAAAGAGTCCAAAGATTGTCGTGTTGAATAGGGAACACGGTAAACCTACTCAACGTTGGTAGGAGCATAGGCTCTGTATCATCGATGTAGTCCTGAAAATCGAAAAAGCTTCCGTGGTGTTTTCCATCGATGAAAATTTGTGGGTAACTCGATATTGGTTTTCCACAAAGTTTTTCCAAATCACTTTTTTCAATTTTTGTTTTTTTATAATCGAGACACAGATCCCTGCACATCTGTTCAGCTATGTCACAGTATTTACATCCATCCTTCGAAAAAATTTCAATCCCCATGCGTGTTATTACTTGAAAATATTTTTGTCTCAAAACTTTAAGAATGATAAATTTTTCGGAGATACAGCCTGGTGATCTCCTCAAGGTCCTCCTGAATATAGACGATGTCGATGATGAGATGTATGCCATCACGAAAGAAAACAGAGATGACTATCTCACCGTCAATTATTATATTGATACGTCAAAAGTATACAAGGGTGCGCGTGTATATGAGATTGATGAAGCCGAAGAACTTGTACAACAAGAAAACTTGTGTGAACACTATCCGGATGGCACATCTTTATTTACGAGCATAGGTGATTCGATGTATTGTATATCCAAAGAAATAGATGATGATATGGATAGCGATATCATAGATGAATCTGATGAAGAGAGTGACCTCGAAGATTTCATTGTTCCAGACGACGAAATCGATGGTGAGGTGATTCCACCAAATACACACAAGCAGGTAGACAAAGCTTGGGATGAATGGCAACCCACGAGTCCTGGATCAAGAAAATTCAAGAGGGTAGTCGACTCACTTGAAGAGTTTGCCAAGATGCATGCGGATAATCTCAATTTTTGAAAACCTAAGTGCGCATTTTTATAAATCAAAAAAACAAGTATTTTGATATGGAAGGATTGACTGCTATTTGGTCGGATGTCGACCGTTTATTAAATAAGCCCACCGTACGAGAGTCGATCAATATACATTTATGTACAAATTGCAAAGGAGTAAAAGTATTCACAAGAGAAGGGATGCCAGTGTGTTCACAGTGTGGATTTACACAAGAGCATTACGTAGATGACAGTCCAGAATGGACGAGTGGAATCAGTGAAGATGGTCGCATCAGTGATCCATCTAGATGTGGTAACCCCAACCCAAATCCCGAGCTGTTTTCGGACGCCTGGGGTAAGGGTACGGTGATATCAACGAAGAATACTTCAAATTATGAAAACAAAAGAATGGCAAAAATAAATTTTCATCAATCTATGAATCACACGGATAGATCACTATTTCATGCATATAGAGATATAGACGAGGCTTGTCACACTTTGCCAGACAGTGTTTTGAAAGATGCGAAGATGATGTATAGAAAGTTTAACGTGGAGAAACTTACACGCGGGGCTGTGAGATTAGGCATTAAAGCAAATTGTGTATTATATGCGTGTAGATTGTCCAATATACCTAGAACAACAAAGGAAATTTCTGATATGTTTGGTATTCAAAGTAAGGATGTAAGTCGAACTACTCAAATGTTCAAGGATACCTTGCTTGGTAAGACTGAAAAGAATTATGTTACCAAACCATTCAATGTTATGCAGCGTCTACTCAATGCATTTAGTGTATCTCGAGCTGAACGATTAGAGTGCAACAAAATGTGCTCTAAGCTCGAAAATTGCACGGATCTCATGAGTAAAACACCTAACAGTGTTGCGTCTGTTATAATTTACATTGTCATGAAGGGTAAAATATCAAAGAACAAAATTAGCGAAGAGTGTTCGGTATCAATACCAACCATCAATAAGATAGAAAATATAATTAAACAATACTTAGAGGAATAGTTGTAATAGAATATATTATGGTCAAGCTATTTTTGTCTACACCATGTTATGGTGGTTTGTGTCTCGAGAAGTATATGACGAGTATTATAAAACTTCAAATAGAATTGATCAAAGAAGGTATCATGCTTATGCTTGATACGACCGAAAATGAATCGCTCGTTCACAGAGCCAGAAATGTCGCCGTTGGTAGATTCATGCAAAAAACAGATGCAGATATTTTTATGTTCATCGACGCAGATGTAGATTTTAACGCAGACTCTGTCGTTCGATTGGTGAGATCTGAACATGATGTGAGTGTTGCCATTTACCCGAAGAAGGTTGTCATGTGGGATCAAGCCAAAACTGCAATCGAAAATGGTGATGAAAGAAATATGGCGATGCTCTCATCAAGTTTAGTCGCCAATGTTGGTGCATCAAGAAGATCAGTTGAAAATGGTTTCGTTGAATTGCTCGATGGACCCACTGGATTCATGGCTATCAAGAGGGGTGCATTTGAAAAACTCCATGAAAAGTTTCCGGAATTAAATTGCAAAAATGACCACCAAAACAGAGATTTCGATGAGTACTGCGCTGTATTTGACTGCATGATCGACCCGGAATCGAGGCGTTATCTTTCTGAAGACTACGCATTCTGTAGACGTTGGCAACAAATTGGTGGCAAGATTTATGCCGATGTGCAAACTACACTTGGTCACGTTGGCAATTTACCATTTAGTGGTTGTTTGAATGATAGGCTTAAGGCTTAGATGACATATACTATAAAATGAAACTCGCGACTATAGTTGTTACTAGGAGTAAATCATGTCACGTAAAAACGCTTCATACAGTTCTTCGTTTGAATCTTATGTGTATACAAACTAAGGGTATTCAAAATGAAGTCGTGTATGTGAATGATGATCCATATGAAAAATCCGAAATTATTCAAAAATATATGAAAATAGCTGATCGAATTTTCTTCGTGGATTTTGGGGTTTCGGTTGATACACAATCACTCGAACAAGTTTTTAAATCAAACGAAGGTGTGGGATGTCTCGTTTTTCCAGGTGTAACTGAGGGTGTAGATTGGGAAATGTTTAAATCAAAGGTGAAGGAAGGTTCCACTGAACCAGTGGAACAGATGGGTCTTCATTTTGACACAGAGGTAGGAAATAAAGTCGGCGAAGATTTATATCAAGTAAAGAAAACTGCCGCGAGATCGTGGGTTATGATGTGCAAGAATGTATCTAAATACGTGAGGGATAAGCGAACATACGATTACAGAGTTCCGCCTCGCTTGGATCAGATGTTCTCGAAGTTCAAGGAATTGGGTGTTAAAATTAATGCTTATACAGCATCTAAGTTGACGATGACATACACACATGAGTGTATAAGTAATTTACTGAACGCTGCTGGTATTAAAGCTAATTAAAGATTTAATATAGAATATTACACAGATGTCCCGGGTATCTGTAAAGAGGGATGATCCACTTTACACATACGCGATAAAGTATATGGAATGCAAATGGGGGACACCACAAAACAGATTTCCTGGTTGTCAACCCATATCTATCGAATACAAGCATTTCGATATTCTGAGAAAAGACGATTACGTCGTATGTGAAAAGACGGATGGTATTCGTTTCATGTTGTTGGCATTTATGTACGGTCAACACAAAGTTTGTGTACTCGTGAATCGAGCGCTTGATATGTACTTGTGTAAACTCAATTTCAGGCGTACAATTTACGAAGGTACCATACTTGAAGGTGAAATGTATGAAGATGAATTCATGATATATGATTGTCTCATTGAATCTGGTGTGTGCGTTGGACAAAAGAATTTTATAGACCGACTTACACATTGTGAAGCTGTGACCAAAAAACTTATGACGTTGAAAGGTGATGCAACAAAGCTCAAAGTGAAGACATTTCACGCTATGTGTGATTTTGAAAGATTCATGAATGAGTACTTACCCACAGTGAAACAAGACATCGACGGTCTCATATTTACACCCGTGAACTGCTCAGTTAAGATAGGCACTCACGAAACCATGTTTAAATGGAAACCGCGTGAGAAAAACACAGTTGATTTTCAGGTACAACATGTAAATGGGCAGTGGCGACTTTATGTACAAGAAAAGGGAGAACTCATATTCGAATCCGTGATACCGTGCGATAAATTTGACACGTCATGGCTCCGCGAAAATATGATAGTCGAGTGTCGATACATGATGGATGATGTGCCCATGTGGTGGATGCCTATCATGGAAAGAACTGATAAAACGTACCCGAATAATAGACGCACGTTTTATAGAACGTTAGTAAATATAAAAGAGGACATAAAAATGACCGACTTTTTGAAATGTATGTAATTCAATTTTCATTTACAGTATACACGAGTATGTAGTATCCACCGACACCTTTTAAATCCATGTGAAATATGTGTTCGTCGTCTTGTGTGTACCATTTATCATCAAATTTGCACATTGAAAAATAGTGACCTCCCCATTGTACACCTTCGTGTACTACACACGATTGGAGAGAATATGATATCTCGTCATTAAATTTAATAGTTTTTTCTAGTTCTATTCTACTCTTTTTGTCAAATGATATGATCATCACCGGTTGTAGCTTTTTGAAAATTGTGCGCGTAGTCGCTACGTGGTGTACCTTTCCATTATCATCCACGTATCCCTCGAGTGTATTCCATTTCATACTGTTGTTTATCAGATCACTCACTTTGCATACGTTATCATTTATAGTGAGTGTCTGAATACTGTAATCTATGTCGATTGAATTCTTACCTTCGGGCGAAATTGTTATTTGAGACTTTTTTCCATATAATAACTTTTTTATTATTGGATATTCCTTTTCGAGTATATCTATGATACAAAAAAGTGCATCCTGGGCATCATGTGGTTCATCAGTTTTGAATCTGGGAAACTCTACTCTAAAAGCTTTGAGAAGTGGTGTGAGATCAAACTTGCCAGATTTTTGTGTACCAAAATATTTAATCACCAATTCGTGATACAATTTTGTAAACTTACAATCTCCTACGTACCTACTTTTGTATATGTTTTCTGATATGGGTAAAACGTGTAAAAGAACTTGGATGGCTGAATTAAAATAACATGTGTTGCCTAAGTTGAAAAAGCCATGCATACATTTTATACATAAAAAATACTTAAGGAAGAGACGCGACATATAATAGAATACAATGGACGTCAGATCTATCTTCGAACGAGTTAAACCTGTGTTTGAACAATACAGAAATGAAGAACATATCGAATTTGAAGTGAGAATCGGAAAATTCAATTGCGGTACGTTTGATACTAACGTCGGAAAGACTGAATTTGAGACTATCTTGGATGGTCTCAAAAGATATGATGGGTGGGAACGTGTTGTCTCTACCGCCGAAGAAGTGTTTTACCGCGAGAGCGACAATCTGAGAATTTCTATCGATGAGAATACATCAGAAGAAAAGATTGTTCAAAAGGATAAATTGTACAAAGAAGACTTTGATAAGCTTGTGAATGCACCTTTTGATATCCGTTTCGGTGTTTCTGTCGAAATACCCATCGAAGATTACGAAGGTGAGATGGACAAAAAGAAAATGAAAAGGCGAATGTCTTTTGTTCGAAAGAATTTATCCATCGACATGACCATTGTACAAGGTGATGTAGAAGATCTGGACACAGAAGATCCAAATTCGTATCAGATTGAGTTAGAGATCATAGATCCGAAACTTGTGAAGGATGATAATGAACTGTTTAACATTCTTCATAAAGTGAAGGACTTATTTAATATATTGAATACTAGTAGATAATGATACAAGTACTTGTAATATTGATGATTTTGTATTTCACACTTGGTGTCACCTATAGTGATAGTAATGTGGGTTCATTGGGGTATAAAACCAAGAATTTTCACATGTCGCATGGCATGTCCAATAAAATCGTGAATGAAATGAAAAATAATGGACTCAGTGAAGAGAGCATAAAAGAATTCATCATGATGGAAGATCGACTTCTCGAAGTAGAACGAAAAGCTGTGTGTTCACAGACTGCGAGGCAATTTGAAGCTGTGGGTGTGTCCGATCAAATTAAACGGCGTTTTGTTGGATACGACTTTTCTTATCATGCGAAGCACATCAAACAGGCTTCTGAACCAGAAAAGCTCATAAATAGAAGCATTACTTGTTCTTAGCCAAATTCGCCCTCGTTTTCTTATATTTTTCGATAAATTTATTAATTTGTGTCTTTGTTGGGTTTTTAGTCAATATGTAATTCACGACTGTATTGCCATGTTTTCCATATTCATTCTTAATAAGCTTTTTCTGATATTCAAGTGCACGTTCTTTCTTCCACTCAGAAACTAAATTTTTCTTAATATCATTCGCTGGCATCTTTCTCAAGATACCCTTTTTGTCTACGAGGTTCTTCTTTGTAGATGCATTGTTGAGAAGATTAGACATTTCTTCAACATCCTTGTTTATGTTCATCACTTTACCGTATTTTTTTATCCATCTAGGTCCGTAAAGTTTTAATATATCATTTTTGATACCTTTTAAGTTTAGTTTTCTACGTTTTTCTATGTTACCCAATTTAGCTTCTTTCTTCAACTCCACATTGAGTGCTTTATTTGCACGCCGCTTTTCTACAGCGTTTGCGTTACGTTTATTAACATCTAGTTTGAGTTTTTCACACAAAGTTTTTATAGTGTCTGTGTTAGTTACACTTATACCCTTCGTCATGGCCATAGAAACAAGATCACTCTTTTTGTAAGATACACACGGCTTATTTCCAACCTTGAAATTTTCGTTACCGATAGAAAATTGTTTTATCATGGCACACAATTTATCTTTTTTGTTTTTATCTTTCACACCCACTACACCCAATTTCTTTGCCATTTGAAGAAGTGTGGCTTTGGTGAGTGTCTCGCATTTCTTTTTACCAATCATAAGTTGACCATTCTTCCCACGTGTAATATTTTGTGTGTTCTTTGGAGACTTGCGTGTACTCTTCTTTTTTGGTATTTTGTAACAACACGAATCACCTTGTGGATTCTTTTTGACTTCGTATCCTTCTTTGCATGGTGGTCGCCTAGATTTTGGGCATGTGGACGCCGCTGATTTAGTATGGGTTGTCTTTTTCACACTGTTTGGTACATTTGCAGTGAGATTGAGTTCTCCCTTGGCGTGTAACACACTGAACAGGTCGTTTGCTTTTCTGTAAGCGTCATTCAATGCACGCGGATTTTTAGCACCCGAAATTTGTATAGCACCCGATTTAGCCACGATATATTTGTGATCTCTGTATGTCAAGTACATCATTGGCGACAATTCTGGGTCGTAATTACACAAAAATCCATACACTCTACCTTTAGCACAGAGTTGGTTCATGTTTCGTATCACACCATTTATCCTGAATTGTGCACTGAGATTATTGTATTCAAATGGATTATATAAGAATGACTGGCGAGCTGTATAGTTCTTAACCATAAATTTACGTATGAGCTCTGGTTGGTTTTCAATTTCTTCACCCTTACCTATGAATCCACCCGAAAAACGAATTTTACCATTCCTGTAAAAGTTTACTGTACCACCCTTGGTTTCAGTTCCATTCGTGAGAGTAAACTTGATTTGTGCAGTAAAGAAGTTCAATTTTATGTCACCCTTCTTTCCATATTCTCTCGTGTGTGAAAATCCAGTCTTGAATCGGCCATATACACCCACCATCTCCTTTGTTTCCAGATAAAGACCTTGTCCAATCGATGTTTTACCGAGTGGCGTTTTATTCAAAATTTGTTTTAAATCTATCCGCGCTTCCGAATTAAATTGGGTATTTACGGTAGCATTAAACATACCAAGGTTGAGACCACTCAATGTTAATCGAGACACGGGTACGTTGTTTTCACTGTTACTATTGTTCAAAAATTGCGCAAACTCGCCCATGTTCTGATTATTTATGGTTGAGTTGTGCAATCTTCTAGGAAAGCTTGGTGGTGACGCACGTGTCACGTTTACACCCGAATTTTTTATGAAATTTCGAAGGGACTGGGGGCGTTCCATTTCTGGTATAAATGTATATTTTTATTACACATCATCCTCGTTTGAAACGAGGCTATCATTTACTATATCTAATCCAAATATGAATGGCTGCATACTCATGGGTACACCTCGGTAAATAGATGTGTGCTGACGCACTTCGATATCTCTCTGACTGAAAGGACCCGCGTAGAAATCTTGGTTGAACCTTGGTTTTCCGAGGTTGTTTGCACCACAGTGCTCGTTGAACTTTTCTACAAATATCTTTTGGGGACAGAAAAGGTCTGGACCATATCTAATGTATGGAGATTGCAAGAAGTTCTCGAGTGTACTCGATACCGTCGCGACTTGCTTTTGTACGTCTTTGAAATACTGTGGTACAATATTCCATATATCTTTGTTTGCATAACGCTGTGCGTATTCAAGGTATGCCCGAATACACTTTTGAAGAATGACCGGGATTTCTGCTTCAAGTTTCTTATCAAGGGTTGGGTCTGCATCCTTCACTTGTTTACCAAAGTTCCAAGTCAAAATACGGCGCAACACTGAACCGGAGTTATCCTTGTAACTTGGTACTTCATTACCACCCAAAATGCCAGGGACCTTCCATGTCATCGTCTTTGCCTTTTCGTGCTTAATCGCACAAGACACTTGTTCGCCGGACACAATTGATTGAAATTCTGCCTGTTCCAAAGAAATATCACCCTTAATTTCAGGGGATATGAACACAAAAGCATCGTAGATAGACGAAAGACCGAATTTCTTTTCCACATTGTTTGACAGAGTTCGAACGTCATCGACATCATAAAAGTGTGCAAATGCTTTCGTGATGAGTGTCGACTTACCAGACCGAGCGATACCCTTGAGGAATGGAATCACTTGCCAACCATCCATGTCACCCACATCAAAACACAAACGACCTCCCATGATGTACATCCACTTACACACATCGGGATCGAACTTTTGGTAGTCCAAAACTGATTGGAAATGTGGTGTTGGAATGTCTTCCCACTTTTCGAGATGTGAATAATCTTCAAATTCTGTGTCAAAATATTTGCAACTCACGATGGCTTGATCAAGATTTTTGAACTCTTTTGAATCGTACGTGTAAAAATCTGTTTGGTACAAACCAGTCTTTGCAGACCAACTTTTACCCACGAAAATACCGTTCTTGAATGACCAGACGTGTCTATTTCTTTTAATTTCTGGGAACTGCATATCATTACAATTCGTGAGATGGCGAATCACATCCCCATATGCCGAACCCCTGCAACTCAAGTTCTTCCATAATTCAAATTCAGTTTCCTTTTGCGACACCGCATACACGTAGTCTTGGATTCTCTGCTCTTGCTTCCAGGCACGCGTATCATGACCCCCTTCGGTTCTAATCTGTTTACAGCAGTGTCCTTTGTAACGTTTAATGTTACCTTCGTACAATTTTTTAAGAATCGTGAGAATAGCTTGTTGATACGGACTTAATTCTTCCATGGATGTTGGAAGAGTTGAACATCTGAATATAGATGGGTCAGTTTCCGGATTAATAGGGATATAGGTTGGATTGTTAATGCGTTCATAGATTCTCGTATGTCTAAACACCATTTGCCAAGCGTCATCAACCTGATCAATCAGGCGATTAATTCTCGTAGAAAGCTTCATGTCATCACCATCGTCGAGTTCTAGAATTTTCAGGGCGTTTGCTCTATGATAGAGTTGACCCAATTGAAGATTCATTCTCTGATGTTTAGCCGAAATACTCTCGATATCTATGTTATTCATAGGTAAACCTGAATCTCTGTTTAATTCTTCTGGCGTAAAGAAATTTTTAAAACCCAGTTGAAAGGATACAGCTTCGTCATCTCGTCTGGATATATCCCACATGTCTTCCAATTGGGTCAAAAGGTTTATGAGCTGCTCCGGGTTGAGACTCTGGATGTGGTTCATCCACATGACCTGATTGGTCTCAACTGGATTTGCTTCATTGTTAATGAAATGGGTTTCAATCATCAGCTCCTTATCCTTACGTACAAGTTATTTTTCTAAGTAGATTTTTGAAGTTGAGCCAGTATTTTTACCATGATTCTGTTTTGCATTTCGATCTGCTTAGATATAGAAACTAGAGCAGAACAAACGGTGTCCCCATCTTCTGTGGCCAATACGGAACCCAAAAGAGATCCCATGTCGTATTCCATAATTTGTTCGTCTTCTATGTCGGACGTATACATAATTTCTCCATCGTCACTAAATTCAGGTGGTTGAGATCCATCAAGCTCGATCTCGAGATCACTCTCAGTTTCATACTCGGATTCAGTTTCCACGATTTCTTGAGTTGGTTCAGGTTGGGTTTGTTCAGACATTTATACATTACACCAGGAAAAATCAAACTGAGTTTTTTCGCGAAATTATTTTCTTGGTATATAGTACAAAACTCTCAAAATGGCCGGTGGTCTCATGCAACTCGTCGCGTACGGTGCCCAAGATGTCTATCTTACGGGCAACCCAAAAGTCACTTTCTTCCAAGCCGTGTACAAGCGTCACACGAACTTCGCTATGGAAAACATCGAACAAACCGTCAACGGTACCCCAGGTCCAGATGGTCGCGTTTCCGTCACCATTGCTCGCAACGGTGATCTCGTCGCCGACATGTATGTCGAACTCAAGGCTGGTTCCACCGCCGTCACTGATGACGCGTGGCTCGCCGAACGTGCCATCAAGGATGTTGAACTTTCCATCGGTGGCCAGCGCATCGACAAGCACTACCAAAAGTGGTGGCGTTTGTACTCCGAGCTTTACTTGGATGAATCCAAGAAGGCGAACTACGGTAAGATGACCACCGCCACCAAGGCTGGTGACAAGATCTTCTTGCCACTCATCTTCTTCTTCAACCGCAACCCAGGTTTGGCGCTTCCATTGATTGCCCTCCAATACCACGAAGTCCGCCTCGACTTCGATTTGTCCTCTGCCTTCGGCTCCGTCACTGACGGTTCCACCTTCAAGGTCTGGGCCAACTACATCTACCTCGACACCGAAGAGCGCCGCCGCTTCGCGCAAAAGGGTCACGAATACCTCATCGAGCAAGTGCAACACACTGGCACTGACACCGTCACTGCCGGTCAAGAAGTCCAAAAGCGTCTTTCTTACAACCACCCAGTCAAGGAACTCATCTTCTGCCTTGATGATGGCACTGACTCCTACCGCACTGCCAACGCGCACGCCACCGTCACCGCGAACGTTCTCCAATTCCCAACCGAATCGAACTGCTTCGTCTCCGGCTCTCTCTGCGGTGCCCCACTTGTCGTCTCCCAAGGCACCAACTTCTCCGAAGAAACCAACGGTACCCTCGACACCTTCAAGCTTGTCCTCAACGGCCAAGACCGCTTCAAGGAACAATCTGGTAAGTACTTCAACCAAGTCCAACCATTCGTTCACCACTCCGGCTCCCCAGCGCCAGGTGTCTACGCCTACTCTTTCGCGCTCAAGCCAGAAGAGCACCAACCAACCGGTACCTGCAACTTCTCTCGTATTGATAACGCCCAAGTCGCTATCAAGGCCAAGACTGGCATCGCGGAAACCACTCTCCGCATGTTCGCGACCAACTACAACGTCCTCCGTATCCAATCTGGTATGGGTGGCCTCGCGTTCTCCAACTAAGTTTGTTTATTAGAAAATTATAGTAACACATAAAATTTAAATCTGAACAACACTTTTAAATTTTATTGTATACATAATATAAATGACTGAAAAGGAAACTCAGACCCAGACGGGAAATAAATCAAACACGGGTATAATATTGTTGTTTGTTACGATAGTAATATTAGCACTTGTTATGGGTTATTTCATATTTTTTGATAAAAAGGGATACAATACACCGAGCGTTAGAAACACACCTTTGACCTCTAGTAATAGACTTCCTATACTTAACACCAATAACAGTCCCATAAATAGCGCCGCCATTTCTTCGAATGGTGGATACGGGGGAAAATTTAATTCTTAAAAAATTATTTTTATTTTGAAAACTTTTTTTCGAAAAAAGAAAGTAAAAAAAATATTTTTTTTTCGAAAAAACATTTTGCTTAAAGTTAAAAAATCATAAGTTTACAAGAATGATTGAGATATACACGGACGGTAGCTGTTTACACAACCCAGGACCGGGTGGGTGGGCAGCCAAGTGTTATCACCCGGAATTCACAATCGAAGGTGGGTTTCACACGAGTACGAACAATATTATGGAAATGACGGCTGTGATTCGTGCACTTGAACATTGTTTAATGATCAATGAAAAGGATGTTATCATATACACGGACAGCCGTTATGTGAAAATGGGTGTGACTGAGTGGTCAAAGAAATGGCGCGCAAACGGGTGGAAAACGAGTACGGGTGCGGACGTTGCAAATAAACCACTTTGGGTAAAAATGTTTGAATTGATAGATTCTATGAATTTAGTCACCATACAGTGGGTGAAGGCACACTCGACGAATGCAAAAAATAACGAGGTCGACGCACTAGCGAGAAGACAGGCGCATATTTTCTCTGTAATAAATAATGAGTGATCACCATCACTGGTGTGATCGCGAAGAGCGACTTCTTCGTCGATGGGCGGAAAAGGCGGCTGGGTATAGGTGGTTACATAACCACGCGAGGTTACACTACAAGTGGTTGACAGACATGCTCACTTATCCTTGTATCATAATATCCAGTATCACTGGTGTAGGTGGTTTTGCCGTCCTTAACCCAAGTGATGATAATATTTCGTCAGACATGAGAAGAAATATTATCATTTTTCAATATACGTTTGCTTTTCTCAACGTCCTAGCGGGTATACTCACATCTGTAGCCAAGTTTAGTAACAGCTCTAGTATGATGGAAGCACATTCTTCTATGTGTATACAGTACTCAAAGTTTTATAGAAATATAGATATGGAGTTGTCTCTGGATGCGGATCATCGTAGTATGAATGCTATAGATTTTGTGAATAAACAGAGACAAGAGTACGATAGATTACTCGATGAAGCTCCTGATATACCGCTCAAAACCATACAGGAATTTAACCAAACTTTTCCAGAAAAGGAAAATAAACCGGATGTGTGTAATGGGCTAAACGTGATAGAAGAAATGTCAGATAGTGGTTCAGATACCAAAGTCAGACACGCGATCACGCGGTGGCTCAAAAGAACTCGAGGTAACAAATCATTTGAACTTTCTAGAGGGGAGAGTGTGTAAATATAACCTAAGTGACTGTACGTGTTTACATAAATCAAAACAAACAAAATGGAACTCCAACGCGCTATCAGAAACGGTGACCTCGACGGGCTTCGTAAGCTCGAACACCAAATCCTCGAACACGTAAATCACGTGTACGAAGATGCTGGAAATGGAAACGATGATTACGAAAACTTCAGTCTTTACTGGATTACCGACCAAGAAGACAAGAAACTCGCGCTCGAGATGTTCATGATTTTTGTGAACACGTGCGAAACCGCGTTAGGTGACTACTTCCATGAATACATGGAGGTGATGGCCTATCCCGCGATGGTCGGTGCGGTGTGTAGAAAAAACCAAGAAATCATAGATATCCTGAAGACCTTTTTAGACGATGATTTATACATGGACATCGTTTACACTTTCAATTAGCTTAAAGAGTAGACGCGTGTAATATACAGTAAAAGAAGAGCTCTTATAACTCAGCTGGTTAGAGTGTGGTGCTTATACGTAAGTATACTTGTGTGAGTTTATTCTCACAAAGGCACGCCAAAGTCACGGGTTCGAGCCCCGTTAAGAGCAATTACTTTTTACAAACGAATCCCGGTTGTAAAAAGTAATCTCAGTACATATAAAATGTCTCCACTAAAAAAGAATGATCCCATGCGCAGGGGATACAGCGCCACTACCATAAAGAACCTCGCAAACCAAATAGGGCAGCGTGCGAATAAGGCTGTAAACAAGGCTCTCAGATCTGGGTACAGTGCTACTAGCATGAAAAATCTTATCGCGCAGTTTGAAAAGAAAGCTGGTGTTCGTAAATAAATCTCGTTTAATATAAATGACGTTTCTTCAAGATACGACAATATTGGTTCCAGTCGTGATAGCATCAATCTATGGTGGCATTAAGGTGTCTAAAGTAAATTACTACCCAGGTCTCGATAAGTTATTGAATAACAATACACTGTATGGTATAATCATAATGTTGCACGCTATGTTTGGTATATCTCCAGTGAGTGAGCTCCCAGAACGAACCAAGGCGCTCACCTCGAGTGTTTGGTTTAAGTTGATTTCGCTTCTCGTGATTTCATTCTCCGCGACTCGTGATTTTGAAGATGCGATTCTCGTCCTCGTGACTTTCCTCGGTCTTGTGCAGCTTTTGCGCACAAAAGAAGAACGTAAAAAATACCCATACATAATAGCGTAAATGATTCGCGCATCACATCAACCACGTGATATTTACAAGTATAGACGTATTAAGATTCGTACCACTATACTTGAAACTATCTATCAAAAACCATCTATAAGCATGAAATTTGAAAGGCATGATAACGATCGTTTGCGGTTCAGATTCAGGGAAGCTATTCGCGAAGCCGAAGAAATATGCGAAGAAAAGAAAGGGTGCAGAGAGTGTTACGAAGCGTGGTATGAGGTTGATGAACTCGAAGATTCACTCATGCGTCTCGGTGAAGAAGTTATCCAAGAGAATAATATGAGGTATGGTTCTATTTTGAGACGCAATTTCAAAATGAGGTGGGGTGTGAAAAATGTTGAAGATCACCACGTGATTCCCAGGCAATTTAGAAATCACCCCGTCGTAAAATATTTAAGGTACGATGTAAATGACGGTAAGAATATAATCATGATGCCCCGTTTTATCACCCAGGGTATGCGCGAAAATAGACATACGCATAACGGTGGTCATAAAAAGTACAATCAATATGTCGGTAAAATGCTCGATTCATTGGATAAGATGGAAGATCCAAAAGAAGATTTTGAATTATTTACAGAATTTCTAAAGGTTGCATGCAGATTTAGACCTCAAGATGTGCCTTGGAAGTGATAGACCTCGTCACGTGTGGGGAGTTTCTTAACATTTCGATATATTCACTCTTTTTAAAATCCTGTGGTTCGGATTCTTCGTCCATACGTATGAGGAGTATTCTACCATCTACATCCATGTTTGAAAATGGTCTAGGCAATATATTTTTGTTTCTTTTTAAATTAAATACACTTTCTTTACACTTTAATATGACTACAAGTTCATCTTCCCATTGTCCGAGAAAAGTTGCTTTACCTCTGAGTATTTTACAAATTTCATTTTTCTCGGGCGATAGGTCTACGTCTATCTCGTGTACATCATCAAGCCTTTCATTTATTAAAACGGCTGTCACCATCTTAAAATCAATCGACAAAAAAATTAGTACCCTTTTTCCAAAACATCGGTGGTCGCGTCTGGGTATTTCTTCGAGAAGAATTCCTTGTTGTTCCAATCACTGTGTCCAATAAGACTTTTATTAGATCTATCTATTATCATACAGTGTCTCAAATCCTTATAGTATATTCTCGCACCCTCAAATACAAGATCTTCGTGTTTCATATCTATGTGATTGTCCATAATTCTGAAATGATGTACGTAATTTTTCATGTTTTCGGTGTGTATGAGGTAGCATTTTGTGCTAGATATCCATTTGACGAGTTCCAATCCAGATTTATTTTTCTCGGAAGCTGTATATCTGGATAAGCAGTGAAAGAAACATAATTCAAAGTCATCTCCTAGTTCATCTATTACCCGATTTACTTCTTCAAAAAAATCTGGGTGTGTGATCACGACATTATCTTCAAATACGAGTGCGTACTTTTCTTTTGACCTGAAACATCTCTCGTATATGTCCATGTGTCCAGCGTAACATCCTATGGCACCTAGATTAAAGTATGTGATGTTTGGTCTCACTGCTTCTTTATCGTAATATAATTTAAGTGCTTGCCTGTAATATTTCGGGTCCACATTCTTTGAGTATTTTTTTGCACTTTCGGGTGTTCGTGTATCGGGTCCTTTGACTATTTCTAATGGAATTCTGGTATTATATGATTCAATGAAATTGCGAGCTCTTTTACCTTTTGGGTCTGTGGTAAGAAGATAGCATTTGTAATTTTTATTTGATGTGTAAAGTATGGATTTTAAAATTATAAGCGATGCAATTAAAATTATTACAATAAACATAATCCTAAAATATATATATAAAATTATACACGGAGTGATGCGATGAAATTCATAGAGGTTTTGGTTTGTGACCAAAAGTGATATTGACACAATGCCACCTGGACTGACGGAGATGGGATGTTTGCGTGTATACAGTGCACAGAAAAGGTCTTTGCGTACGTAGTGGTTTGTTCAATTACATCATACGGATCTTCGTTTTTGAACAAATCGCAATCGATTGCACTCATTTCGATGCAATTTTTGATGGCCGGGCAAATTCGAGTGGCTTCGATATAAATCATGGCATACATGAACCGAATGGTTTGTAAAGCAACTAGATTATCAACAAACTTGTTAAATTTTTGGCTCGTTTCGGTAAGTTTTATGTCTCGACTCATGGATCGAGCATTTGCATTTGATTGCAAGATGGGTGCACAAACACCTGTGTTTAGAGCGTGCACTGAGCACCAAGTTGACCATAGATTTTCTTGGACGATATCCTCGGTTGACGGCGCTTCGTACATTTTTCGGATTGCAGTTTTCAAAATGGGGCCATTTATGTCAGTCTTCGTGGCTTCACTCAACATTTTCAGAATAGAACTATCTTGGTTAAAATATCCAAATACCTCTGCGTATACTTGATACATGGTGCATTCCATGGCTTCATGCACAGCCTTTACGAGATGAGCAGTACCAGGTTCACCATCCGTGTGAACAAGCCTTTTCGCAAATGTGCGAAAGAATATTTCTTGGGCGTCCACAATTTCCATTTTACCGTCGACGATCAGCAGTTTTTCAGACAAACCACCGGTCAAGTAGTGAATACCCTTTTCTTCACACTTTGAGGCATGTTTATTACTTGAATCAAAGTGCTCGGTGTTTATATTGATAATTGTATCTTCCTTGTCACACCATTCAATGATTTGGTCCATCGTGTTTTCGTGTTCGTAATCATCTGGATTTATGAAAGTAGCGATAGTTCTCGGTCCATTCATGTTTAGTGTCATATCCGCCACAGTGGGGAAGGTTTCGACATTTTTAAAAGGTGTGAGAGATGTTTTATATTTGTCGTGCACGTGCACACGCTTAAACTGTTGCATATCCCGGATAACCTTAAGGCTACCCGGGTTCACACCGACAATACCATAAGAAGACATCTTAATGATATAAGGCGCATTTCTTTTATATCAGTTCCATCCAAACATGGACATGTCTGTGTAATCACACCATGGATACACCTCTTCGTATCCCATAAAGTTTTGGGCCTGAATTCCAGCTTCTTTGCATTCTCTGCATATCTCGATGTTGTCATCGATGATGAGGTCGATCGCCAAGCTTCGACAGATATCAACCTTTTTAACTTCGTGGTCCGTAAAGCTATTCGTGATCACCAAATCATCAAACATACCTGGAAAGTGATTGAGTAACCATTCTTCGGTCTTAATTCGTGCACACCCTTGTCTACCCGTGACCGCATACAATTTTTCGGCTTTTCCTCTCAATTTAACTACGCCGATTTGAGAATTGTATATGGGTTGCAATCTTATAAATTCCGGTGAGTCATAAAATTCTCTGACCATGCGTCTCGACTCATCTTCCGATATGCCGAACATTTCTCGGTACAAATATTTGTACTTCGTGTTAGACGGGGGCATTTGGTGTCCTCGCCACCTCGCCATGGGCTTGACGAAAGGAACGAGGACTTCATCGATATCAACTGCAATTCTCTGCATTTATTATTATATCATTCGTAATCTCTAAATGCTATTCCAACGGGAAATCTGGGAACACCCAAATCCGTTAGATTTTGATACTTGACGGTCAACATCTTACCTATGTACTTGTCGCCGTTCTTGAACATCTCACGTCTCTTCTCCTGTGTACCTTCCGGTCTCACGGTAAATTCTTGACCGTTTTCAGTGAGACACACCCAGGTAGGAGTACCGACGTCTTTACCAGTGCACTCTCGCATACCGATGACTTTGTATTCATCTGTCTTAAAATCCTTGAGTTTCAGGAGATAATTGCTTCTCTTACCAATTTCATACACACTCGATGGTTCGCGAATCATGGTTCCTTCATATCCAGCATCCATGTACTGTTTGTGTACGATCGGTAGATCTTTCTTTGTCTTGACCCACCTCGTCTCCACGGTAACACGTTCAAGTCTCTGGTCAAAGGTGAGGTCTGGTCGGTTTGTGTCAAAGTAGTCAAACACATGAAATTCCAGAGCTTTGGGGTTCGTCTTAAACAGACTCGTGATTTCTTCGAATGTTTTGTTTGGGTCATAACATTCGCCATCCAAGTATTCACCCTCCTTAAGACCTTTACCAAGGTGTTCAGTACCGGGCACAATTTTACCAGTTCGGGAAATGCCACCCTTGTTAGATACAAGGAGGCGAACGCCGTCAATCTTTGGCTGAACGTAAAATGGTTCGCTGATGTACTTGTGTCTGTCTTCCCATTTATTTGCCAACATGGGGAGAATGGGTATCTCCTTTTGGTTTTCCCACATGGTTCTCGCACGTTTGAGAGCGCTATCATATCCAAGCTTCACGTGTATAGTGGAAACAGATTCTTTGCCACCAACCATACCAGTCTTTTTAATGATATTGGCGGTGCCATCGGAAAGCTTCTCGACACTGATGTCGAAGTAGCGTTTTTTGCCGTTTTTGTCTGTTTTAAAAATTGTTTCCATTATAGTAAGGGTAGATATGATTCCGGTCGTAAATTACGAGCGAATGGAGCGACTTAAGCCCCCTCCACCCACGAATATTCCATTAAATGCGAATACCGTGTGTATATTTATTATTATATTAGCGGTTATTGGTTTGTATAAAAGAAGCGTTGATGTTAGTCAATCCCGTGAACGACGTTATACTTGAGGCATTCTTCGACGTTCAAGTAGATGTCCTTCTTCATGAGCTTCTTGAATTCCTTTTCTGGGATTTCAGTCTTTTCACCGTAAACCTTGGTGATCATGTCCATGAACTTGGAGCACGAATCCATCTCGTTCTTGAGGTCTTCAAATTTACCCCAGAAACCATTGGTAGACAATTGGTGGATGAGGATGTGTGCGTTCTTACCCATACGACGTTCATGTCCACCGAGCAACATGAAAGTGGCCGCACTACAACACGCGCCTTGAGCGATGGTCGTGACCTTCACGCGAGACTTTTCGATGATGTTCATGGCACTCAACCCCGCAAACATTTCACCTCCGTCACTACAAATATGGATTCGAATTTCTGGCTTGTATCCCGGACATTCGATGGTTTGTCTGAGTAACTTCACCTCGAGTTTCTTGAATTCTTCTGTAAATTCAAGAATATCGTCCGTCGTCACGTCGGAGAAGAAGAACATTTCATTTCCGATAATTCGAGTTGTCTTGAAATCATCCTCACCAGTGGTAGCAATTGGCAATATAGATGGAGCTGGCATCTTTTATGCAATAAATGTGTGTATGTTTTAAGTAAGTTTTGATTGATAATCTTTGATCTTCTTTTTGATTTGAGATACTTCACGAGGTTTAAATTTATTACCCACGGCGAGGTGATTTATGACATCGAAATCTTGGGGCGTGAGATCATAGTATGTGTACATGTCCATGTCCCCATTTCTAGCGTATTGGCGGAGTAAAGATAACTCTTCGTGACGCATACCACCCGTTTTCAATGATATTTTACTAAATTTTTGGTTCCTCATTTTATAATTTCCAAATTTTGTCCAAAAACTACCAGGTCTTATGGTACTTTCATCTATCTTTTCACCCAGATAGTAATTAGGTGTACTTACTACAGAGTGTATAAAATAACTCATGGAGTCCCACATTCCGTGATATATACCACTATCGTGTATGTCGGCATCAGATAGTGCACTCGCTATTTTGTTTAAATTTACATCTTTCGATTCTGGGTAATTTTCATGTATCATACCCCAAATGTGACCATGTTCGGACATACCATCCATATCGTTAAAATCATCCCTTTTTGTAAGAATGGATACAGCAAGTTCCTTTGGTTCTATGAATACATCTTTATCATCTGAAAAATCCAAATAATGAAAAAAATTATGTATGTTTCCTTTACACCTTTCTGCTGCATGTAAAGCTCTTTTGTTGCATTGTCTAAGTGTGGCTATTTGATCAGGTGTTCTTTTTGGTACTATTATGAGTTTAAAATTCGGTAACATGCAAACGCTTGTAGAACACGTAACGAATGACCCTTTTGTGTAAGAACCGCCCTCTGAGACATAATCTATGATTTGTCTTTGTGCAATAATATCATGTCTATAATCTTCCATAAACACATGTAATTTTGAGTTTTTCATTTCGTCTTGTAGTTTAAATCCCGGCGACAATTCAATACTATTTTCGTCGTTTAAAACACTTTCTAGTATAAAAGATTTGCCAGTACCATGACTACCACAAATCATGACATTTTCACCATCTCTTATATATTTATCCAATAAATCGATTTCTTTTTTATGGAGCGTGTAAAGTGTGGGCTTTTTTTGTGCCTTTATTTTAACAAAGGCGTCCATGACGGAAAACAAAAGTGATGACCTCGCTAATCAGGCTATAGATATTATTTTTGAAAATAATGCTATTCAAACTAGAATCATAGACCCGATAAAAAGGAGGATATTTCCTTATTTAATATGCATTGGTTTCTTTAATTTAACTTTGTTCATTCTTGTCGCATTCATTGCGACTCACTTGTTCAATCATTCTTCTTCTCCCTGAGTGGCCGATTCTACATCCGTTTCTTCTACTACTTCTTCTTTTGGTTGTACCACTTTCTTTGT